TGTTCTATCCAAGTATAATTTATATAGTGAGGTTCAAAAGAATAGCTTACACTTAAACTATCTAATAACTCACCCGTCTTCTTCTCTGATCCTGAACGATACCTATGCTGCATTAGTTACTTCAGGCACGTTAGGAACTTTAGCAACCTTGACCAAATTCTTTGGACCATTGCTGTACTGGAATGTGCGAATGCCTTTGCCTTCGTTAGCATCACTCCAGCAAGTGTACTTATAGTCACAAAAATGACAGCCAATATGAAGCTTGAGGTTGCCGCTACTCCCATCAGGAATAGGATCGTAGCACCTCTCAGGTGGCTTATCACTTTTAAGAAAGTCTCGAATATCATTGATCCTATTCCCTGAGTTAATCAACTCCATCTCGTCAATAGGACAGAAACAAATCTCTCCAGAGACTTTATCAATAGCTATGAAACCTACGTTTGGATTGTTGTCCGCATCTGAGTAAGCAGATATCTGTGCGATATATCCAAAAGGATCATCCGAAAGAATAGTTCTCTCTTTAAACTTCTTGAAGCTGTATGAAGAAGCTGATTTGAAATCAACAAGAACACCGTCGACAGTAGCATCCTTATGTCCACGTACACCGTTAGACGAAAGCTCTACCTGTTCTTCCTTAACTTCATGTCCAGCCACCTTACAGAACAAAATAAGAAGCTGTTCTAGAATATCACCATACAGAAACTTAATGAGAGTTGGAGCGGAGAGTGCTGTTTTCTCCGCCCCATTCATCTCATACCAAATCTTTCTATCCTTATGACCAATTAAGGAAAGACGCAAAGATGGTTCTCTTGGCTTTCGCACTTCGGAGATAGCGGAGGCAACAGAACTGACTACTGCTTCAGCGAAAGCTTCGAGGTCTTCTTCTTTTATTGTTATTTCTTCCTCGTTGGTAAAAAGACCATAGATGTCTTCTACCAATGTGTCAATCGACTTAGCCATGTCCTGTTGCCTCCTTGATTAGCTACTAGGCAGCTTTAGCTGTAGGCTGTTCTAGTAGCTTGTATCGCGTATAAGGACCATCGGGAGAGTTAGCCTTAATTGCGATAATTTGATAGCCACGCTTGCGAAGGCGTGAGATAGTCGCTGTGAGGTTTTCACACCAGCCACGTTCAATCGCAGTCTTACGTGTAACACGCATACCACGACGAAGTGCTGAGAGTACTAGAGATTCGTTAGTCATTGTTTTCCTTTCTTAGAGAGCTGCTAATTCAGAGTCGATGGTAAAACCATCTTCATCCTGAAAGTCGTTGGATGGATTTCCATAAGGTACAAGATCAATAACCTGCATCGCAATAAAGTCTGCAGTTACTCCAGCCTTACCAGCATAGCTGTACTCGTATGGCTGAATTTTAATCTTGGCCGTAGTGCCGTTACCCACTAGACGGTTATCCCAAGGGTTACGCTTCGCGTCAAGTACCACAGGAGGATTGCGATTAGAGCCATCCTTCTTCATTACCTTACGCTTTGCAGAGAAGAAATCTCCCCGCTCGTCACCCTTGTTCTTGACATTCAGACCGATAGACTCAAGCTTCTGACGAGTTTCGTCATCGTCAATCGTAATATCGGCTTGCCAAGCAGGTTCGTAGGTGGTGTTAGGCTCAACTACTGAAGCCCAATAAACCTTACCCGAGATGATGATCGGATCGTACTTCTGATTTGCCATTTTAATCTCCTTTGTAATGCCCTTTTGGCGTGGGCTGTTTCCTATTAACTTGGGGATACTACTCGAACTACTTACGCTTGTCAACACTTTTCTTTTTCTTGGATGTCATTTTTTTAACGCAGTCATCAAACGACATCAGATCGTGTTGGTGTATAGCATACACCTTTCTGCCAACAACTTCAATACGATCTTCATTATAAAGATCGTCTGCTGAACAGAAACCTTTCAACTCATACTCATTCAGGTTATTCTCTACTACTAAACCAAAGATGTCAATATCTGGTTTTGGTCCTATGTTTGCGAGAAGCTTACCTGTTTTGTATTTCGTTGCCTTAATATCTACTCCAAAACCTTCTATAAAGATGTCACCTAGATCAGTCTTACCTTTCTTAGATTTTGGTTGAAAGACGAACATATCTTCTGGATATTGATTGCATACTTTATGTATAGCTAACTCAGCCCTAGCTCCTAGCTCGTCTATCTCTATAGGATCAGACTTGGAATAAGAGTTATCTCTAACATTAGCCTTTCGACTTCCCTGACTTCTTCGATTACCAATTAAATTAGCAAACTTAACTTCATCAGGTGTTAGAAATATTAGTGTGTCTCTGACCAGTTCCGGCCTACTTTGTATTCGCTGTCGAGCGGGCATCGGACATTCAACTCCTTTTCTGTGAGCTTCATAGCTTTCTGAGTTAGTCTGCCAAATCTATCTGCTTGATCTTTAGCACAATCAAATTGATATTCGTCGTGAATGCTGGCAACCAACTTAGCATCTATCTTATGCTCTTTTATCAGTTTATTAATTGATACTACCCACTGCTTACAGATGATAGCACCAGCGCCTTGAAGAAGAAGGTTCATAGCAGCATGTTGCTGCCGTACATGAAGTCTCCTTCCATCCAAACCCTGTATATACCCTGTTGCTGCGTGTTTGTCAACAGCTTTTCTTAACTCAGCTAGAGCCGGTAAGCTCTGAAGAAAGTTATCAATAAGACGCTGACCATGCTGGGCTGTGCCTCCTACTATGCTTCCAATCTTTGCTGCACCAGCACCATAGATAAAAGCATAGATAAAAGTCTTAGCTTGATCTCGTGTCTCTAGTCCTGCGGCTTTCTGATTAGCTGTATGAATATCTCCTTCTACTACTTCCTTCGTATAAGAAGCATCATTCATATAGTGTGCTAGACACCTTAGCTCCAAGGAACTTGCGTCACAACCAACAAGAACACGATCAGGAGAAGAAGCACTCCAACACTCTCTGCACTCCCTGCCGTAGGCAGAATAGACTGCTGGAATTTGTGCCATATTTGGACCGTAGTGTGCCATACGTCCTGATATAGCTTTGAGCGTAAGAACTTTTCCATGTACTTTTCCATCCTCTTCTAGAAGTTCTATCCAAGATTTTATCTGTGCTATTCGTTTGTTGAGAAGAAGATACTCCGCAATCATCTGTGCTTCTGGTATATCTACTTTCTTCAGTGTGCCTTCGTCAACGATTGGATGACCAGTAGGAGTAAAGTTGTCTGGCTTCCATCCTTGCTCCATCAATCGTGCAGCTATCTGTTGACGACTGGCTGGATTGAATACCGTAACCTTATCCTTCAAGGGCTTTCCAGTTTTCTCTGATACTCTCTTCTCTACGATTGGTTGATACCTCTTTTGTAGATCATCCTCGATCTGTGCCGACTTATCTGAAAGCATAGCTTGTAGGCTCATGGCTTTCTGTAGATCGAGAGTAAAGCCGTTCTTCTCCTGAACGTCCACAATGTTACGAACATTATATTCAAGATCAATAGCCTTACGATATTTGTTGTTTGGTATCTCCTGTCGAATGCGAAGCCAAAGACGATACGTAATTTCTACATCACGTATACAATACGTAATCATCTCCTCGGTAAGCTTGCTGAAGTCCTTGAAGTCGATCTTCTTGAAACCAAGATCGGTACCCCAAGATTCAAGCGAATGCTTCTCTCGTGTAGGAAAGAGAAGTTGAGAAAGAATAAGAGTATCTTCTACATTATTTAGGTGTAGTTTCGTTCCGGTAAGTCGATTGAGAGTTGGAGCATCAAAGCTTATGCCATTGTGCATAATGAACTTTGACACTCCACCGGCAAAGGTAGGAAAACTTTTTAGGCACTCATCTCCTTTCCAAACATTCACCTGACCAGTATCCACATTCTTAGTAACAATACAGTAAATTGTGGTAGCATCTAGCGAATCTGTTTCGATGTCGAGTATCACGTTCATTCCGGTTTCCTGTTGGTATAAGTACTACCTACTACTCTCAACTTCGTTGAGTAGTAGGGTAGTACCTAATGGTGCTGCTAGAAAGGGATGTCGTCACTGCTCCCTTCAAGATCGTCACCAAGATTTACAACTTCGTGCAGCCTACCAGTTTCCTTGTTAAAAAACAAGTGGCAAGCAACACCAGTTTCACCGGCATACCTATTCTTCAGTACGCGAATGGTAGTGGTGTTCGCAATGTTAGCGTCATCAGACTGCTGATCACGTTCCATAGCTACGACAGCATCAGAAAGCTGTGCGATTG